ATATTAGAACAGGCACAGGAAATGTAACTAAAGTAAAGTTTTATTGTGAATCATCTAACGCACATGCACAAACACTTCAAGCACAACCACACTCAGCTTCAAGTAGTGCTGTAGTAGTATTACCTGTAGCTTCAGGTACACTTGTTGGTAGTGGTGATAGTGGCACTGTAACAAATGCAATGTTGGCAGGTTCTATCGCCGATAGTAAATTATCCACTATATCTACAGCGGGTAAAGTTGATATTGGTGCATTAGAAATAGATGGTGCTACTGACATAGGTGCAGACTTAGCAGATGCAGATTTAATTATTGTAGATGATGGCGGAGGCGGAACAGAAAGAAAATCTGCCGTGTCTAGAATACCAACTTATGTATTTAGCAAAGTAAGTGGTGATGCTACAGTTGCTTCAAATGGTGCTTTAACTATTGCAAGTGATGCAGTGGAACAATCAATGATAGCTGATGATGCTGTGGGTGCAGACCAATTAGCATCTAGTGCTGTGGTAACTGCTTCTATAGTTGATGATGCAGTAACTCAAGCTAAGATTGCAGATGATGCAGTTGGGGCAGACCAACTTGCAGCAAACGCAGTT